GTAAAACATGCAACTTTTTTAAATAGATTCATATGACTATTTTACAGGATTTTTTAAAGTAGATCAATCCCAATCACCACCAACTTCGCCAGATGACACACCTGCGGTAGCAGTAACAGCACCACTGCCTCCTCCACTGTTCTGTCTAGTCCAGCTAGGGTTCATACCGTTCATTTCAAGTATATCGTCTCGAATGTTTTGATTGCGCTTTTCGATATTGATGATTCTAACAAATGAGTTAGTAACAGCAGCGGTATAATAAGCAAAAGGATTATCAGACTTGCTCTCATCAAACTGTAGGCCAATTTGGGTGAGTTGAAGAATTGCTTGGCCGCGCATTTCATCATTGTAAGTATATCCACGAACGTTTCCTCTAGTTGCATATCGCTCACATAGTTTAATAAACATACGAGCTAGATTGTTGGTCATCTGCCCATGTTCTTTGTTAAACTCGCCTGTAGTTAAATCGCCCTTCCAATGACTTTTTCCTACTAGAATTAAGTTATCATTGTCATCAAACTTCCAATGCTGGAACGGCGGAAAGTTTACCTTGTCATGACTATCTGCGGTATTCTTTAGAGTCTTTTTGCGACCAGGCGCCAACGGAATGTGTTCAAAGGTCATGATGCGAAATACCACATCAGTTTTTTTAATAGTTTTATAGTCTACTTCAAATTCTTTTGCAGGTAGTTTTTTACCACCAGTTAGTACTGCCAGTTCATGAGCCTGCTTGCCCATCCTAATTGCTCTAGCACGTTTTGCGTCTGCTATTGTGCGAATATTGACCTTAGATAAGTTAGGTAAAATAATATCATACTCACTATGTTCCGGAGCTAAGAACGTGCAGTAGGTATTTTTGCTTAGGTGTATTTCTCTTAATAAATCTTTGTTGGTTAGGTACTTTATTTTAGGTGGCTGCGTTATTAACGTCATAGTTATAGGAATCTCCAAGTTATATAATAATAGCACATTTTTTTAATAATAAATAGTCTAAACGGAGTCTTTTTATGTCTTTATCGCTCAATCCATTCACATCAGCTATATCCTCAGCTAAGAGTGCTGTTAGCTCTGTTACCAACTCTTTTGGGGGAGGATTTGGCAGCAGCATGTCAACGGGAATGGCAGACCTAGAGAAAAAAGTAGCCGGTTTAAGTGGGTCTATTGGCTCCTCCCTTAACGGAGCCACAGTAGGTGGTATGCCCGATCTGGGAACAGCGATGAAAGGCCTTGGCGGTATTTCAGGAAGCATTTCAAATGCCGGTGGCGATATTGGTCGTGCTATCAATGGTCTAGGCATAGGGGGTGCTATTGGTGCAATTGGCGGCATTGCCGGAGCAGTATCAGCAGCCGCAGGACAACTGAACAATGTACTTAGCATTTTTAGAGGCAAGAACCTACCCAGTAGTGGCGAGCTATTTCAGTCTAGGGGATCTTTTGTTGAAGTGCAAGCATCAGATGCCAACGACTGGCGTGTAAGAGTCAACTGCAATTTTAGCCTGTTTGGTGAAGGAGCATTTCCTAGATTGCGAGATACTAATGGAGTGGTATGGCCTTACCTTCCTAGTGTGACAATTGCTACTAAGGCAAATTATTCTCCAATTGATCCTGTACACAATAACTATACCTTCCAGGCTTATAAAAATAGTTCTGTAGAAGATATAACCATTGCAGGAGATTTTAGTTGCGAAACTGAAACCGATGCACGGTACTGGATTGAAGCCACAACATTTTTTAAAGCAGCAACAAAGATGTTTTACGGAGCCAGTGAAAATGCCGGAAACCCACCAGTTGTTTGTAACCTGTCTGGATATGGACCAGCAGTATTAAACAGCGTGCCTATTATAATAAAAAGTTTTACTGTTGACCTTCCTGAAGATGTTAACTATGTTAAATGTAATACAAATTTTGGTACATCATGGGTTCCTATTGTTAGCAAAATATCTATCACTGTTGCCCCAATTTATAACAGAACACGCCTAAGACAATTTAGTCTTCAACAGTATGTCGCAGGAGATATGAGCATGAAGGGTTATATCTAATATGGCAAATGTTGAAAAGAAAATCAAGTATAGAAAAACCAGTCCCTGGGCATTGACTAGACAAAATAAATTGTATTTGGAGTTAATGACTGTTAGACCGATTCCAGCAGAAAGAGACGATTTTAGATATATCATAGAAAATCAATATCGTCATAGACCTGATCTATTAGCCTATGATCTATACGGCGATCCTAAACTATGGTGGGTATTTGTTCAAAGAAACATGGATGTGATTAAAGACCCCATCTATGATTTTGAACCTGGTATTGAAATTTATATTCCTAAAAAATCAAATTTACAAAATTACCTAGGAATATAATATGTGGGATGAATACGGATTCAACGGCAATGTCAACGATGTAGATTCTGGTGTACAAAACATACGTAAAGGTGTTGCCAAGATAATGACAAATGAAGCATCTGCTGAACAAGCAAGCTTCAATGTTGACACTGAATTTGGTGATCTTGCTGGAGCAATAGCAAGAAACAGTCTCGCAAGTTTTATTGGACTTGCTACGCCAAATAGCATAGACGGTCCTCCCTTTGAAAACATTTTAGAACAATTTGCATCATATACTCCACTGTGGACATTATGTTGTTTGTCTCCTGATCAATTTAACAATCCTTATCTTTATAGAGGACTGCCTGGAGCATTAGAAAATGTAGTGTTTTCTAGTGCAGGTAGATATGACGGCCAAAGAGCAGAGACTATTGTAGGTGCACCTGAATACTATGTCAATAATTTTTCTTTGGATATGACAACAGCCGCCACTGAAAAAACTGGCTCCACAAACATGATCAACATGTCCTTTGATGTCTATGAACCATATTCGATGGGATATTTTATTCATAGTTTGCAAACAGCAGCCATCAATGCAGGGTATCCTAGTTATAACGGAACTCCGTATCTATTAAAATTAGAATTTGCTGGCTATAAAGATAACGGACAAATGTTTGGCAGTACCGATGCCCTAGAAAAATATTTTGTTATCCAACTAAAGAAAGTTACATTTAGTACCAATGAAAGTGGGTCAAACTACAAGTGTGAAGCTACACCCTATCATCATACCGGTTTTACCAATATTGCTCAACAAGTACCAATGGATCTCAAACTGCGCGGCGAAGACATTAAAGAAATGCTGATATCAGGAGAATCTAGTCTATGTGTAACATTAAACAGAGACCAAGCAAAAAAAGCAAAAGAATTGACCGGTCAAAGTCTTCCTGACAAATATATTGTGGTGTTTCCTGAAAACTGGGCCGACCGTGTAGGTTTACCTGGAGACGGAATTGACGGCAGCTGGAGTGAAGATGAGGGAGGTCTAATGACCTATGATCCTACGCTGCCTATTTCAGCTCCATTGGTAGGACGCACAGGTCAAGATAGTTTAGATTACGGTGCGGGCGTTATTGGTACTAGTAGCTTAGGCTTCGGCCCAAGCAGCGGCGGCAATCTTAATTTTGGATTTGAAGCAGACGTTACTGATGAAAAAACCGGATTAATAAAAAGAGGCGAGCTAAGAATTGATCCTAAACAACGAGAGTTTCAGTTTAACAAAGGTGTTACTATTCAAAACGTAATTCAAGAAGTTATACTGAGCAGTAAGTATGCCAAAGACGCTATTGATCCTAAAAATGTAGATGATGAAACCGGCCGTCTTAGTTGGTTTAGAGTTGACGTACAAATTGTTATAGGTGATTATGATTCACTAAGAAATGCTAGACAGCGCACTTATATTTTTAGAGTGTTGCCTTTTAAAGTACATGCCAGTGTATTTAGAGCTCCTACTGCAAACCCTAAAGGCTATCCAATGCTAAACAAGATCATTGGTAAAGAATACAAATATATCTATACGGGACAAAACAACGATATTATCAAGTTCGACATACAGATCAATCAATTATTCCATGCAGGAGCACAAATAACCAACAGTGCTGACAGTGAAAGCGTTGCCAATGCTGGTAATTATTCCGCAGACGAAAACGCAGATCAAGAACAAGTTAGCGTTTTTTCAGGTAAGGTAGCATCGGCGACCACTCCAGACGCTAGCTCGTCATACGGCGATTTTGCAATGACTAAAATCACTACCAAAGGTGGCCCCGGCGCACAAGACGTAGCAAGACGCACAGCTGAAATACTTAAAAATAAAATTTTAAAACAAGGTACTGGGGATATGACAAAATTATCTCTAGAAATTATTGGAGATCCCTATTGGATCAGTGATAGTGGAATGGGCAACTATCTAGGTGATATCTATGATGGTCCTAATGCTGGGTTACCGGCCGAAGATGCCATGCGAGAAAAAGGCGGAAGTTTAAATTACCAAGGTACTGATACCTATATTAGAGTAATTTTTAGAACTCCGGTAGAACCTAATCTAGGAACTAGCGGCCAAGGTGGCCTGTACAATTTCCCCCCAGGAGAAAAAATTAATCCCTACAGTGGAATTTATAAAGTTATTAGATGTAATAACAAATTTAGTGATGGAAAATTTACTCAGACTTTAGAATGTACTCGTATGCCAAATCAACCCTGGGACTACGATCCATACGACGGTCCAACACCAACTGATAAACAGTTCGCCATTGATATATCTAAACAAGACACTATTGATCTTTCACCTAACGGAGACATGTCCAATGATGTTGATTACAGTGATCTATTTGGAATTGATGCAGGCGGTCTTGGCCCTGGATACACTGATGAAGAGATAGCACAAAACAATGCCGATCTCGGCGACTTTATGGGATAACAAATGGCACAGGTAACAAGAGAATCAGCAAACGCACCATCGGATATATCAGGTGGTCCGTTTTTAGCCAAAGTTGTAGGACACCTAGATCCTGGATTTATGGGCGGCCTAGAAGTTACTCTGTTAAAGAAAGACGGTAATAATGTAGGCGATGCTGGGCAGACACTTGGAGTTCGTTATGCACCGCCGTTTTTTGGTCAAACTGCTTTTGAATTTCAAGGACAGAATACTGACGATTTTAACGATAGTCAAAAAAGCTACGGCATGTGGTTTATCCCTCCTGATGTTGGGGTAACTGTTATTGTATTTTTTATAGACGGGGATCCTAGTCAAGGATACTGGATGGGCTGTGTCCCGGATAGATTTACCAATCATATGGTTCCAGCTATTGCAGGATCTGATGCTGTAGAATTTGCAGAAGGCGATGCTGAGTATTATGATGTTGATACTGTTCCAGTAGCAGAACTAAATCGTCGAGCCAATGACCTTGGTGAAGGCATGGAAGTGGACAAAGTAGCTAAAGCTGTTCATCCTTTTGCAGATCACTTAAGAGAAGAAGGTCTGCTTGAAGATGATGTCAGAGGAGTTTCTAAAAGTACAGCTCGTAGAAATGTTCCTAGCAGTGTTTATGGAATTTCAACTCCTGGCCCTCTTGATCGCAGAGATGGTGCTAAAAAATCTTTTATTGGAAAGACACAAACACAAAGTCCTACACCTGTTCCTGTTAGTAGACTAGGTGGCACACAGTTTGTTATGGATGACGGTGACGATCGTTTTCGTCGAAGGACCAATGCCAGCGAAGGTGGTTATGATTATGCAGATATACTAGGTGGTGACACCGGAGAACCTGATATTCCTAAAGATGAATATGTAAGACTTCGCACCAGAACCGGACATCAAATTCTAATGCATACCTCTGAAGATTTAATTTATATTGGTAACAGCAGAGGAACCAGTTGGATTGAAATGACCAGCGACGGCAAAATTGATATTTTTGCCGAAGACAGTATCAGCATCCATACCAAACAAGATTTTAACTTCTATGCCGATAGAGACATCAACATGGAAGCAGGCCGTAACTTTAATCTTAAAGTTGCAGAGCGCCATCAAACTGAAATAGGCGGAGACAAAATTTGCATTGTAAACGGTAATGTTGCAATACAAGTAGACGGAACACAAGACGAAACTATTGCCGGAGCTCATGCACAATCATTTGAATCTACTTGGGATGTTACAGTAGGCGATCAAGTCAATATGACAATTGGCGGCGGCTTAGATGTCAATACCAGCGGAGATAATAAGTTAACATCAGGCGGCAATATGGAAATTGGAGCAGCCAATACTACTATATCCGGCGGCAGCATTAACCTTAACGGTCCAGCAGCCGCAGAAGCAGGTTCTGCAACAGCAGCTACTCCTCCGGAAGCACTATCAGTATTTGAAAATGTTGTAATTGATCCTAATCAAGCAGAATGGACTTCCGATAGGTACGATACAATGTCTCCATTAGAAAGTATAATGAAACGTATTCCAATGCATGAACCGTGGCCCGACCACGAAAATTTAGATCCTCTATCAGTTAAACCTGATATGACAGACAGGGAAGCATAATGGCCAAACTATATAACCAACAATCAGTGGCAACTAACAAAGCCACAACAGCACAGACAAGTTCTAGTTTTACCTACAGAGGGTTTAGTTCTAACGAAACTAAAAATAATTTTAAGCTCTACGACATTAATCTAGTCAAGAGAGATCTAATGAATCATTTCTACATTCGTAAAGGTGAAAAATTAGAAAACCCTAATTTTGGAACTATTATTTGGGATATGTTGTTTGAAAATTTTACACCCGAAATTAAGAAAATGATCACAGATGATGTTCAACAAATTATTAACTACGATCCAAGAGTTAAAGTTAATTCCTTGACTATTGATACCACAGACATGGGCATTCGTATACAGGCAGATGTAGTTTATTTGCCTTTTAACATCAACGAAAAAATGACTTTTGACTTTGATAAAAAGAACAACATTGTTAACTGACCACTTTATTTTTTAGGGTAAATATGATATCAGGGCGTTAAAATGACAACTACTACAAGACAAACAAATTTAATTATCAATCAGGATTGGACAAGGATCTATCAGACCTTTAAAAATGCTGACTTTAAAAGCTACGACTTTGAAAATCTCCGTCGTGTAATTATCACGTATCTGCGTGAAAATTACCCAGAAGACTTCAACGATTACATTGAAAGCAGTGAATATCTTGCCCTGATTGATGCTGTTGCTTTCCTTGGTCAGAGTCTTGCCTTCCGTATTGATCTTGCTAGTCGTGAAAACTTTATTGAATTAGCTTCTCGTAGAGAAAGCGTCCTTCGTATAGCCCGTATGTTGAGCTATAATGCGAAGAGGAATATTGCCAGCAAGGGACTTTTGAAGTTTGATACTTTAAGCACTACAGAAAATCTTTTAGATGCCAACGGAAAAAATCTAGCACGTCAAACAGTTATATGGAACGATCCTACCAATCCCAATTGGAAGGAGCAATTTATTGCAGTCCTAAATGCAGCCATGTCTTCTAATACAGAATTTGGTCGAAGTCAAGGAAATGCTACCATACAAGGTATTCCTACAGAACAATATCGTTTTAACACTGCTAATAGAGATATTCCTATTTTTGCTTTTGAAAAGAATGTAGCAGGCCGCAGTATGCCTTTTGAGATAGTAAGTACAGCATTTAAAGGCAGTGAAGAAATTTACGAAGAATCTCCTGTGCCCGGTAACCAGCTTGGATTTATTTACAAAACTGACGGTAAGGGAACTTCAAGTCCTAATACTGGATTTTATTTTATGTTCAAGCAAGGCAGTTTAGAACTTGCCGATTTTTCAGTACCGGTCCCAACTACTAATGAAAAAGTTGCTGTTGATGCTAATAATATTAACAATGACGATGTATGGTTATTTGCACTAGCATCTAACGGAGCACAGCAAGACGAGTGGACAAAAGTTTCTGCACTTGCTGGTAATAACATTGCTTACAATTCTATAGAAAAAAATATTAGAAACATCTATGCAATATCTACAAAAAACAATGATAGAATAGATCTAGTTTTTGCTGACGGCGTTTACGGAAATCTACCACAAGGGCCGTTCCGTGTTTACTATCGTACCAGCAATGGTCTATCTTATAGCGTACTACCAAACGAGATGAGAGGAATTAACATAAACATTCCTTATGTTAGTAAATCTGGAACCAAGCAGGTACTTAGCATTAGCATGAGTTTAAAATATACTGTTAGCAACAGTGTTCCTGCTGAAACAGTAGAAAGCATTAGAACAAAAGCCCCTGCACAATATTACACACAAAATAGAATGATCACTGCGGAAGATTATAATCTTGCTCCGCTGGCCAGCAGTCAAGACATTTTAAAAGTCAAAGCAGTAAACAGAACCAGTAGCGGTGTTTCTAGAAATTTTGATATCATTGATGCCAGCGGCAAGTATTCTAGTGTTAATGTATTTGCTGACGACGGATTAATTTACAAACAAGAAAGTGAACAAAGTCTTGCATTTAAGCCTATCAATCGAATTGACTCGGTTAATTTTATTAGACAAAGCATTGAGCCTTTGTTTACTAGTACAGGTGTATACAATTATTATTTTACAAAATACGACAAAATTTTGTTTACAGATGCAAACACAACTTGGACACAGATTACCAGCGATGTTAATGAAAGTACAGGTTATTTTTTAAATGCCATTGACTTAACTCTACAAAAAGTTGGTGGATATACAACTAACACATTAAAATATGTAACAGCTGGAGCACTAATAAAATTTATTGCACCTGCAGGAAAAAGTTTTAAACGCGGAGAGTTGGTAACTACTGATCCTTTAGATCTTGACCAAACTGATCGCATGTGGACAAAAATTATTCGAGTAGTGGGTGATGGAACAAACGCTGGTCGTGGTGTGTTAAGTACCGGCAAAGGCCCTATTGTTTTTAACGACATTATCCCAACAGGTGCTATTGCATCTAGGATTGTTCCTAAGTTTGTTAACAATTTGCCAGATGCATTAGAAACACAAATTGTTAATCTTTGTGCAGAAAATAAAA